GTATCTTCATAGTAAACATTATAGAAAATACTATAAGGGTTATCTACAGGAGTATGTTCTGCAGTCTCTGTATCAAATATATGGAATCCTCTTGGATCATTTACATCATTCCAGAACATTTCATATGGATTACCTAAGTAATATATTTTCCCATTATCGGATCTTGTATGATAATGACCAGAGTATACCTTATCAAACTTTTCAAAAGCGTCTATATCCATACCATCTTCCATGACATGACCACGGTGTGCTCTAAATCCATTTAATTCTAAATGACCCATTGCAATTTTTGATTTACTGTTCTTGATTACATCAAATGAACTCTCTTCATTTTCTGAATTGATCCAAGGTATAAGTAAAACATTTAGATTACCTAACTTTATTTCTTCTACTTCTGCATAAGTTTTTACGTTATCATACTGTCTTAAAAGTAAGTCTATAGTATTAATTTCATTTGTATCCTTATAATATGCAGTATGATTCCCAACAACAGTATGAACTTCAATACCCATTTCATGAAGGACATCATAGTAATTAGTTCTTGCCCAATCAATTGCCCATAGATCAATAGTTCTTCGATTATCGAAAGTATCACCCATATCAACTACAGTCTTGATATTATTTTCCTTCAGATAAGGAAAGAATATATTCTTATAAAATTTTCCGTAGTAATCATGCAATATCTTAGAACTCTTTCGAGCACCAAAATGCTGATCAGTAATGATAGCAACTTTCATCTGTTGTTATTTTTATATGTAATATTATCTTTTATAGTATTATAATCAGAACTACTACCAGCAAGTGAACTATCATCTACAGTCATCACTTCATCATATCCAGACTTCTCAATAATCTTTGTCTTAATTTCTAATTGCTTCTTCTCCTTCTGTATGCGTCTCAGAAAGGCATAGTGTATAATCTGTGTAAAGTATGCAAATGGGTTGCGAGACTTCTCTGGGTCGAAGTTATGGATGTATTGAACGCAGTTTTCAATACCATCAGATATCATATCCTCACGGAACATATAGTTTACGAAGTTTGGTTTATATGACAGGTGTGTTGCTATCTTAAGAAAACATTCTCCAAGATAGTTTGTAATTCTTGGTTTAGGTAAGTCATTCTCCTTTGCAGTGGCTACTTTTGCCCTATAAACAATCAGTGCCTCAAGCAACTGCTTATTGTTTACATAGTGTTCTGACTTTTTTCTTACCATTACATTTGATCTCAGTCTATGACTATATTATAACATACTTGACAAGTGTGTGCAAATGATGTACAATAACCTTTGTAAGGTTTGGAGGGATAGATATAGCTATGTATCCTTAAAGAGGTCTTCTAGCTTCTTACGAGCATCTTCTACGTTAGATATATAACCCATCTTTTTAGTTACTTCATGATTTGAGGCTTCTTCATTTATAAATTCACCAAAGTCAAAGTCACCTTCATCACAGTATGTTGTATACATTGATATTATCATTTTATCTTTAACTTCACTCATAGTGAGAATTCTGTCATATTTTATGATGTAGATATCATCACCTGGTACTTCTAACCAAGGTCTTATCTTCATCATTGAACCTTTACCAGTAGAAAGAACTTTCATTATTACAGGACTTTGCATGATAATTATTGGATCTTCCTCTGTGTTATCGACAGAAACTAGAGCAAAGATTTCTTCACCAGTAATTAGTTTAATTGTTGCGTGAAAATCTGATCCCATCATTTTTTAAGAGGTATGTTGACTATATCATAGTTGAAATTCTCTTCATTGTAAATCTTAATTCTTTCGATAAGATGATTCAATGTGTAATTTCTTCTAGACTTGTAACTGATATCATCAGCGATATCATATAATGTTGCTTTATCCTTATTACTTCCCTTCCTTAATACTCTTCCAATTGATTGTAAGTTTCGTATTCTTGATTTTGACGGGGAAGCGAATATGACGTTGTGAAGATTTTTAATGTTAATTCCAGTTGAGAAGGTTCCGTAGGATGCGATGATAATCGCATTGTTTTGCAATTCTGTAATTGCTCTTACCTTTTCTCTATCTTCTGTCGCTACACCACCATGAACAAAGAATACATGGCGTTGGTCTATAATACTACTATTTATCAAGTTAAATAAAGGTTCTCCGTGCCCTTCTACTCTTGCAAAGAGTATAAGTGTATTGCCTTTTAGATCAAGTGCTAGATTTTTTATGAAGTTATTTCGTTGATTATGAGTGATTATGTACTGAACTTCATCTTCAAATGTCTCAAATCTATTTGGTGGGTGTTTCAATAGTAGTACATTTATATCTAAAGTTGCTACATGACCCTTCTTCATCAACTCATCAGTCTTTATAATTTTGTATGAAGGACCAAATAGACCTTCCAATACCCACTTATGAGTTTGTGATCCACTTAATGTTCCTGTAAAACCGTAACGATACTTAGCATCTGCTAGTTTACTCATTATAGATACTAATGACTTTGATTTAAACTGGTGAGCCTCATCCCCAATTACAACAGAAAACCTTTCAAAATACTTTCTGGGGAGTTTGTAGATTGATTGCCAAGTAGTAATGATAACTTGAGAGTCTGTCTCTCTTTCTTTTCCTGCATATATTTTGTGGCAGTATGAACCAACGTCCCATCCATAATCTGCAAAGTCTTTATACATCTGCTCTACTAGGGAAGTCGTCGGAACGACTATCAGAGTACTTTGCTTCCTTTCAACGTAATATCGAACAATCGAATAAATCATCAACGATTTTCCAGAAGCAGTTGGAGATATCAGTAGTTTTCGATTATGTCTTAAAGCGTCGTATACTCCCTCTATCTGATACTCTCTGGGGGAATATCTACAAATAGACATCATATAGTCCTTTACACCTTCCTTTGATATGAAGTCATTTACTTCAAAGGGAAGACCATAGAACTCGCTTTCTTTAAATTGATATGTGTATTCGTGATCCTTACAAAACTGTACTACTCTATCTAAGAGTCCAACATATATTTGTCCATTCTGTGTATTAAATAACCTTATCTTCCCATCCCAATACTTACTCTTGTATTGAGGCATAAACTTTGCGTCTGGTAATTCAAACGTAAACTGATCCGCTAGTTCATAGTAGACATGCGGTTCTGCATCGACATGAAGATACACTTCATTCTTCTTTGATATTATCAAATTAGACATGAATATAGAGATCAGGTATTTTTATTTATATCAGCAATTCCACTTACGAAGTGCTTTATTAATCCTTGAATCAGGGTCTCTAGCAGTCTTAGCAGAGGTTAGTTTCTTTTTCATACCCTTCATACGAGAGCAAAAAGACTTTCTTCTCTTCGCAGACTTAGATCCTCTCTTTAATTTTGATGGTTTTGTAGTTACAGCAGTCTTTAGTTTTGAACCAGGATTTGCTGCACGATAAGATGCAATACCTTTCTTATTCAATCCACCTGATTCACTCTTACCTTCTTTTCTCTGCCATGCAGGACTACTTGCCTCTTCAATCTTTTTTGCAGAATCCCCATCCTCCCAGATGAACTCTGTTTTCCAATCTGAAAAATCTTCTTTCTTACTACTGTTACCCCAGTTAGCAGCACCTACTTTACGACACTTAACTAATGCACCAGATGCATATGCACTTGGCCATACTGAGTATCTTGACTTTACTTTATGGTAACAAGCGTCTTTAGATCCACTACCCTTGCCTTTCTTATCACCTTCTTCTATAGTTTCACTCTCTGGTTCATATGAATTAGTTTGTGTGTTTATTTGATTCTGATGTTGTTTTTTATTGATTGTATTTTCACCACCTTTGACTTGAAATAATTTACGAGCACCTTTAACTAATGGATTATCACTTGTTTGCACATATTTAGATGCTTGATTGATTTTATCAATAGCAAGGTCTTGAAGTGCACCTTCTTGTTGAATATCTTCAGAATATGCATTCTGTTTCTTTTTCTTCTTAGCAACTAGCATCTTTTCTAATCTATCCTTCTTAGAAATAGCAATCGCTGCTTGTTGTTTAGGATTTGCAGAATATGCTTCCTTGGCAAGATCCTTATGAACCTCTCTATATTGTGCTTTACTATCACCAGATCTTTTATTTGACTTATCCATCTTATCAGTTTTTACGTATCCACCTTTCTTAACATCATATTTTTTCTTATAAAAATCTTCACTTACAGAAGCATCGACCTCTACTTCTTCTTTCTTCACGCAGTTATTATATGTCTTACCAAACATCTTCTTCGTACCTTTTTTCTCATATCCCTTCCAACATTTTTGTGCCTTTTCACTCAATGGTGCTAGTGCTCTTGTGTAAGATTCCTTCATTTTCTTTTTATCAGTAGATACGTAAGTTGGTTTTGCAGCACCAGATTTTGATTGTTGACCAGGATCTGCTTTCTTCTTTCTTCTTGAAGCAGAAAGTCTTTC